ATCCGGTGACGGCCACGCCAGGCGAGTACTGCACGTCGATCGAGACCATGCCCTCGGGGGTGTCTGCCGTCTGCATCTGGACGTTCTGGAGGCTGACCGACGGCTCCCACTCCCTGATGGCCCGGGTGACGTCGTTGGTGACCAGCGGGCTCACCTGGTCCGCGCTGAGGCCGAAGACGTAGCTCGACAGGGGCACGCCGTAGGTCGGGCGCATCACCCGCTCGCCCGGGTTGGTGCTCACCAGGCACTTCAGGTGCTGCTGCACGATGTCACCGGGCGCGCTGACGGCAGCCACGCCCCCCGAGGGGGTCAGGCTGAACGGCGCTGCTAACTCGGGCATGGTATCAATCCTATCATCACTATGCCATCAGTCCCCGGCGCTCAAGGCTGGCTACCAGGCCGCTCAGGAAGGCATTGACCTGAGCGAGAGTGGCAGTGCCTGCGTCTATCTGAGCCCGGTTGAAAGGAACGGCCATCGGCGGGTTCATGAAGAAGTTAGCCCCGGTGACGTTCCCGCCCACGGTGAGGTTGCCGCCGATGGTCGCGTTGCTGGTCGGGCCGGTCTGGAATCCGCCCTGCATGAACACGTTGAAGGCATTCAGCTCGATGGCAGTCTGGCCGTTGCCGCTGGCGTTCTGGCTGAACAGCTCGATGTTGGCGGACACATCAGCGCCGCCCTGGTTGGTGCTGTTGATGGCCAGGAAGCCGTTCGAGCCGGCCGGCAGCGAGTTGGGCGCGGCGGGAAGCTGCGGGTTGACCACCATGTAGGCGGGGTGATCGAGGTCGCCGCCGACGAACACGACCGCCACCACCGTGCCGACCGCCGGCGGGCTCGGGGCCGGGGTCATCGACACCGCCCACGTCGTGACCGCGCTGCCGAGAAGCTGGGGAACGCGCAGCAGGCAGCGGTGCTTATTCTGCGGGTCGGCATTGCTAGACACCGCTCCGTAGTACAGCCCGTGGAATTGAGGCAGGTTTCCCTGGGCACTTCCCGGTACCGGCGACACGCCGCCAGAACCTAATGTCATGCGATCACTCCGTCCGTTATCACTGCCCCGCTCGTCGAATACCAGACGCCACTGGAAAGGGCGCAGCCGACAATTTCCGGTGTTATCCTGACGGCTCCCTTAACGGCCGGCTGCGGCCCGGATGCGTTCCTTGTCAGCGCCACCTGGGTGACATATTTATCGCTTGCCGTGTATCCCGTGCCGGACATCTTCATGAGGTGCCGGGCCGATGAGACAAGCCAGGTTCCCTGGTCGCCGGCAAGCATTCCGTTGCCGGTCAGGTTGACCACCTTGCCGGGGTACAGGCTGACGTTGCCGAACAGCTCGGCGGTCGCGGCGATCCACCACTGGCTCAGGTTGTGCCACGCCTGGACGTGCTGCTGCGCCTCCCCCAGGCTGGTGGCCACCCGGGTGGTGCTGTGCTGCTGGATGGAGCCGGTGCCCGCCCGGGCCTGGACGAGCTTGCCGGTGGTGGTGTCGACGCCGAACACCGACCGGGTGGCCACCGGAGCGCCCGGGAGGTTGTCGCCCTGGAGCTTGCTGAAGTTGCGGATGGTGTCCTGCCAGTACAGCCGCTTGTCCATCGCGTAGGTGGGGACCGTGGTCTGGCCCGCGCCGACCAGCACGACCGCCGGGTCGACCAGGTAGAGCGTGCCGCCGCTCACCCAGAAGCGGAAGCCCGTCTTGCTGGCGATGCGGTTCATGAACTGGAAGTCCGACTCGTTCGCCTGCACCTCGGACGACAGCAGCCAGCTCGTGCTCGTCACCACGCACCGCAGGTGGTGCTGCCGGGCGATCTGCTTGGCGATGTAGGTGGGCGTGACCGACCCCCAGAACTGGTTGTCGACGCTGTTCATCGGCTTGCTCGTGCCGATGCAGAAATACGTGAGCTGGAGGTTATGCGTGCCGCTGTCGGCATTGCCGCTCGTCTTATGATGGTTGACGTATCCGTACCATGTGTTCATTCCCTGGGGCTTGCGTCCCCACGACACCATGACCGGGGCGTTATCCGGCCACGGCTTAATCGTGTTCATCGGGTAATTCCTGTTGTACTCCACCCGGAATACGAACACGTCGTGCGAGCCCCACGTCTGATTTAACTCGGCATCCAGGATGAACTGCGGGGTCGTCTGGAGGACGCCGTTGACATATACGTTGTATATGACCGGGCCGACGGCGGTGCTGTCGTTTACTGGCGTCGTCATTAGAGTTGCGGGATTCTGATGATAGTGCCGGCCGGGACGGAATCCCAGAACATGATCTCAGGGTTGGCCTGCGCGATCCGCCACCACAGGGTCGGGTCGGTGTAGTACTGGTAGGCCAGGGTGTCGGGCCGCTCGCCGTCGGCCACCTGGTGGGTGACGAAGCTGAAGCTGTAGGCCACGGCCGGGCTGGGCACGATCACCGCGACGTCGGTGCCGTTCTTGCTCACCGTGGCCACGGCACTGTTGGCATACCTTGAATTTGCCAGGATGGTCATCACGCGCCTCCGATCCCCGCCGAGCCGAGTGAGAAGCCGGGCAGCGGCTTGCCGTTCGGCGTCGGCAGTATCCCCCTGCCGGGAGTCTGGCCCGGGATGCCCGGCGGGACGTTGCCCGGCTGCGGCAGCATCGTCCAGTTGACCGAGATGACGCACCGCATCGGCACGTTGTACTGGGTGAAGTGGGTGTACTGCACTGACCACTCGTTGATGTAGCCGTAGAACATCAGGCCGTTGGCTGTGTTAGTGTTGCCGAAGAACGCCCACGATGGCACGAGCTGCATGATGCCGCCGTTGGCGCTGGCCGCCAGGTTGGCGTTGGCCGCCGCCGGCGTGGCGGTGGAGGTGCCGTAGCTGTAGGTCGTCAGCATGCCGGTGAACTGCATGAATGCCAGGACGTCGATGTACACGCCGAGGGCGCTCGCGCTCATCGAGTTGTTGCCGGCCACAGGCAGGCCGCTGGACTCGTAGCCCTGCCACAGCTCGAAAGTCCGGTCGAACATCAGCGACCACTGCGCGGTCTGGCTCAAGGGGATGGCCAGCATCGCGGTGTCGCCCGCGTTGGGGAAGTTCAGGCTGGCCTGGGCGGATGCGTCGGCGATGTTGTAGTCGGCGCTGACCGTGCTCGGGTTGTACAGGTACTTCACCGTGGCCCGCTGCGAGTATCCGGGCAGCGGCTTGTCCCACACCATCGCCCCGGTCTGGAGGTATTCCCCGGTGCCGCCGCCGAGCAGGGGGAAGGCCAGTGTCCTCAGCCGCTTGTCGAACGCCGGCTGCGTGATGAACTTCGCGGCCATTACCCCATCACCCCCGCCATGATCTTCTGCACCATCTCGTTGTCGGCCATCGCCTCGGTGACGCCCTGCATGATCGTCCGGACGTTGCTGGACACGTCCGACGCGCTGCCGCTGGTGTGGATGACGATCGCGCCGGCGGGCATGTTGAGGTGGACCTCGGCCTTGCCCGCGAACTGCCGGTGGCCGGCGTTCTGCGCGACCGGGGCCAGGAACAGGTCCCGGGCCGTCTGGCTGGACCACGGGGCCTGCGCGGGCTTGGCGTGCGACCCCTTGAGGATGTCGGCCGTCTTGGAGGCGTTCATGATCTGCTGGCCGCCGCCGAGCTTGACCAGCTCAGGCCCGCGCTCGCCGACCAGCGCCAGGCCGGGCGCGGCGTTGCTGGTGCCTGCGTCATACCAGTGCGGAGTATGCGACAGCTCGAATGCCAGCGCTTTGATCGGGTCCTGGTACCGGCCGTGGACGTATTCCAGGCCGTACTTGATCTGGAGGCCCGGGTTCGAGGTCTTCGCCCCGTACCCCTGCCAGGTGCTGTCGAGGAACTGAGCGATGCCGTAGGCCGACGAGCCCGGGTTCTGGGCGTTGCTGTCCCAGCCGCTCTCGTAGGTGCCCCAGAGCTTATCCAGGGCGTTCCACTCGTTCCCGGTCCAGCCGTACATCTGCTTGGCCATCTTCTGGCCGAGCGCGCGGTTGGCTCCCCGGCTGCCGCCGCCTGCGGTGGAGACGTTCGTGTTGCCGCCGCCGCCGCCGGCCTTGCCGTTGGAGCCCTGGCCGTTGCCGATGGAGCCGAAGCCCGCCATGCCCGAGCCGCCCGCGATGCCGCCGAGCAGGGCCGAGCCCGTGTTAGACAGCTCATCGGAGCTGCCGTAGTTGCCCACGGCCAGCCCGAGGCCGGCGTTGCCCTTGCCCGTGCTGCTGCTCGCCGCCCCCTGGCCGTTGCTCCCGGACGTGCCGCCGCCGCCGTTCATGTTGCCGCTCGGCCGGCCGGCGTGCGACCACTCGCCCTTGTTCAGCGCGCGGATGCGGATGTTCGCCCCGGTGTGCGGGGCCTCGATGATCTGGCTGGAGCTGATGGCCATGGCCTCGTGGCCGGGGTTGTTCGGCGTGCCGTCCGAGCCCGCGCTGAACAGGATGTCGCCGGCCATCACCTTGTCCATCGAGACGGAGCGGTTCTGGAGCGCCGCCCACTGCTCCTGGCTGGTGCGAGGCAGCTTGACGCCGGCCTGGCCGTAGGCCCACTCGACGAGCCCGGAGCAGTCGAAGCCGACGTTGGGGCTGTCGCCGCCCCAGACGTACGGCCGGCCGATCTGGCTCTCCGCGTCCTTGATGGCCTTGGCCGCCGCCCCGGACGCCTGGCTGCCGGTGGTCGCGCCGGGCGTGCCGTGGCCGGTGGAAGCCGGGGCCGAGCCCGCAGCGCCCCCGAGCCGGGTCACCATGCCGACCGTGCTGCCGAACAGGTTGCCGATGGCCCCGCCGACGCTGCTCATCGTGCCCGACAGGCCGTGCATCCCGCCGACCACCTGGCCCAGCCCGGTGACCTTCAGGATGGTGTTGAGCACCTGGTCGAACTTCTGGAGGCTGGTGGTGGCCCGGCCCACGGCGGTGTCGAAGCCGCCCATCTCGCCCGACGTGCCGCTGGTCTTGACCGCCGTGGTGTCCTTGAGCTTCTGGAGGTCGCTGGTGGAGATGCCGTACTTGTCGCTCAGGGTCTTCTGCGCGCTCTGGCCGTTGACGTTCTGGTTCTTCGAGGCGGCATTCAGCAGGTTCTGGGCCTGGCCCGGGTTGAGTCCCTGCTGGAACATCTTGTTGTACATCTGGAGGGCCGGACCCATGGTGCTCGGGTCGAGGCCGAGCGCCTGGAGGTTGAGCTGGAGCCGCCCGTTGTTCGCCAGGCCCGCGTTCAGCGTGCCCTGGCCGATCGACCCCTGGCCGCCGTAGGCCCGGCGCAGGATGGACTGCACGACCTGGCCCATCTGGAGGGGGTTCTGCTGGCCCATGGTGGCCCGGGGGGTCGCGCCGTAGCCGAGCTGGCGGAACAGCATCGACGTCTGGCCGCTGTAGAGCTGGGCCGCCGCCGCCGACGCCCCCGCCCCGCCGAGCGTCGGGTTGGCGATGCCGAAGCCCGCAGCCGCGCCGAAGCCCGCGCGCCCCTGGGCGGTGCCCATCACGAACGGGCTGGCCGCGATCCCCTGGAGGTTGGAGTACATCTGGGCGGCGTCGGCGGGGTTGTTCGCGATGGCATTCTGGTTACTGTTGTAGTTGCCGAATGCCTGGTTGTACATGGCCCGCATGCCCTTGGCCACGTTCGTGCCCGGTGCCATGCCGAGGGTCGACATGGAGGCATACTGGTTCATCAGGATCTGGTTGCTGAACTGCGGCGAGCTGGTGATCATCTGCCCGAAGGTGGACATCCCCTGGCTGCCAGCCGCCTGGAGCGTGCCGGCCGGGCCGTTGCCGCTGCCGCCGCCCTGGGTCGCGTTGGACTGGCCGCCGCCGGAACCGGAGCCGCCGAAGAGGCCGGCCATCATCTTCGGGAAGGTGCCAGAGGTGAACGACTGGCCGGTGTTGCCGTAGGGCACTGACGTGCCGCCGGGCCGGTTTGACCCCGACTGCTGGAGCGCCTGGGTGTTGCTGCCGACGGCGGTCGTGAGGGCGTCGATGGCCTGCTGGAGCTGGTTGATGCCTAACAGGCGGCTGCCGGCCGCGCTGTCGGAGCCGAACTCCGAGGGTGAAGGTGTGGTCATCTGGCGGCTGCCCTTGCATTCTCAGTAACCGTCGCCACCCATTTACTCCAGTAGCGACGCTCGCGAACGCACAAGCGCTTGATATCCCACAGTGACCAGTTCATGCCCCGGGTAATGATAGCGATGTCTTCAAGCATCGAGTAGTAGTCCAGTAGCTTATGCTCAGGTTCTCCGCTAGACGAGCGCGAGGAGGAGGTCACGAAACAAGTCGGTGATCCCCAGTGCCAGGGACACCTCCTTGCCGCACCCTTCATGGTCGAACCTGACATCATTGTATCGTGGGCCGGGCTGGCGTTCGGTCAGCTCGCGCAGGATCTTCTGGCGGTCGGGCGAGGACATCTTCCGGACCATGCTGGGGAAACCGGCGATCAGGTGCGACTCGCCCCTGCTGTCGGTGTAGGTCTCGACGCACTTGGACAGCAGGATGTCGTTGCGCTTGGGGGCATTCAGGTCGGGGTCCTCGAACACGGCCACCTGGACCGCCCCCGTGGCCAGCCGCACCCGGGCACTCGCGCCCCGGCGCAGCTCCACCTCGAACACCGACTCGTCGGCCGGGCTCCGGAGGGTCTTGCGGGTGACGTCATCGGAGAGGGAGAACGTGATCTTGTCGACCTTGCCGCCGCACTCCGGGCAGATCCAGCCGAGCACCTCGACGGTCTCGCCGTAGGTGACGGCCCGGATGCCCAGCAGGATCTCATCGCGGTCGCCGGTCAGCATGTGAGCCAGGGCCTCCTGGGACTCCTCCGGGCCGAGGTCGCCCACGCTCTCGACGCCGCTCCGCAGCAGGGTGTCGACGAAGTGGTACTGGTTGGGGTGCTGGATGGCCCGGGCCAGCGCCTCCTCGTGCTCGCCGGTCAGCTCGCGCACCACGACCTGCTTGATCAGCCGGCCCTTGTGCATCAGGCCGCCGGGCAGGGTCACCACGTCGGGAGGAGGGAAGTCCGCCACCGGCAGCGGGGACAGCGACACTGCCTTCTGGGCCGCGTCCAGCTCGGCCTTTGCTGCTTCCGGGTTTGCTAAGATCTCATCCCGCGTCACGGTACGTGGCATCTAGTGCTCCTTATGCTGCTCCGGATTGTATTCTACCGCGCACGGCGGCGGTGTTATCGCGGCTTCGGCGCGTCCTGCCCGAGGTTGCTCGCCAGCTCGAAGTCGAAGCCCTCGTGGGCCAGCGTCATCTGCTCGATGAGGAGCTGGTTCGCGCCGGCGTCCAGGTCAGAGTAGGCCAGGGCGGTCGGCCAGGCGTTGTAGATGCGGTACCACGCCGGGTAGTTCGTCGTGCCGGCGGTGACCGGGTGCGCGAGCACCTGCACGTCGATGGTGGCCCGGAAGTCGGTGGTGCCGCTGTTCGGGCCGGTCCCCTGCATGACCGTGAACAGCTCCTTCATCCAGCTCCAGTTCTGGGGAGTGCCCACGGCGAGGCCACGGCTCAGCGTGATCGGCGAGAAGTCCGCCTGGCCGGGCATCTTCTGGGTGGTCGTGTTGTAGCTGCCAACCCGGTACGCGATGACGTCGACCTGGACGTTCAGGCCGGCCACCGACATGAAGCCGAGGTTGATGGCGTTGCCGCTGTTCGGCCGGATCGTCACCTTGAACTTGAAGTTACGGAGCGGGTCCGATGCTAAGTGAGCGATGCTCGACGACTGCGTGATTGGCATCTGCTTCCCCTACGAGGTGGTGACGGTGGCCGTGGTGGTGCCCTGGAACTGCGACAGGTTGATCAGGATGAACTCGGCCGGGCTGGTGAGCGCCACCGCGACGGACACGTTGACCATGCCGGACTGCGCGCTGTTGAGCGTGTTGTTGGACGAGTCGCACACGACCGCGAAGGACGTGTCCGGGGTACTGCCTGCCAGGACGCCCTGCTGCATGAGCTGGGTCAGGTAGCGCTCCACGACCGACGTGATCTGCGCCCACAGGTTCGCGTCGTTCGGCTCGAACAAGGCGAACCGGCACATGTCGGTCAGGTCATGCACCAGCATCTGGATCGTGCGCTCCACGGAGATGAACTGGTTCGGGTATCCGGGCAGGAGGGTCATGCCGTCGAAGATGCAGAAGCCCGCCCCGGGCACCTGCTTGATCGGGTTGATCATGGCCGACTTCAGGCCGTTCAGGTCGGAGGCGGTGAACTTGGCCTCCAGCCCGATGGCCTTGATCGGGGTCTGGATGCCCGCCGGCGTCTTCTGCACGCCGTACACCTGGTCGGTGTAGTTCCAGACGCCGAGCACAGCACCGCCCGGGGGCACCCAGGCGGTCGCCCCGGGCACCGCCGAGGCGGGGTTGGCAATCTGGAGCCAGGGCGCGTAGACCGCCGCCTGGACCGTCTGGTTGATGCCGTTGGTCTGCACCATGTTGATGTAGTTCTGGGCCACCTGGGCGCTGGTCTCGGGCAGCGACGGCACCGGGCCGTCGATCACCAGGAAGACGTCTCCCCGGCCCTGCGCCCACGAGATCAGGGTGTTGAGGTCGGAGGTGGTGGTCCAGCCGGGCACGTTGAGGTTGAGGATCTGGTTCTGGAGCTGGTCCAGGGCCGCCGGGATCGCGGTTCCGATCGTCGGGACCGTGGTGCCGTCCGCGCCGGTCGTCAGGGCCTGCGGGCTGGCGACGACGGCCAGGTCGGTGGTGCCGGCGACGTAGCCGCTGCCCAGCGACTCAGTGACCGTGATGTACGCCGAGCCCGAGATCGGGGAGTTGATGATGGCGGCCACGTTGCGCGGGTCGGCGGGGTTCATGCTCAGGTCGACCCAGGTCTCGACGACGTTCGCGGCCAGCGATCCGCCGTTGTACACCGTGATGTTCACCCGGCCGGCCACGCCCGTGGTGTTGACGGTGAGGTAGAGCTGGTTGCCCCACGCGCCCGGGCTCGATGCCTTGACGGTCAGGATGGCGGTCGAGACGTCGGAGTTGATGCCCTCGAAGCTGGTGGTCGCGTAGACGGCATCCGAGTTGGGCAGCCGCAGCACGTAGCATGCCGAGCCGTTGTTGTTGAAGTACTGGTACACCGCGTAGTGCAGCAGCGACCCCCCGGAGACATTGAAGCCTCCGTACAGCAGCACGAACTGCTGCCAGCTCTTGATCAGGGTCGGGGCGATCGGGCCTCGGTTGTAAGGTAACGCGAAGCAGGGGAGGGCCTCGCCAGGGATGCCTGACTGGCTTGTCTCCAGCGGGTTTAAGCTCGTGGTGACGAAGACGCCCGGACGCGCTGGTGTGGTCATTCCTACTCCTACCCGTTCGGCGGCGCAAGAGCATTGAACGAGCTGCCCGCGCCGACGCTCAGGATGCCCCGGTGGGCTTCGATCTCCGCTGGCGTGTTCATGCTAATGTCGCTGATGTCGCTGTAGACGCTCAGGTCGAGATCCACAGCATTCACTGGAACCAGTGTACCGCCATAGGACGCCATAC